CACGTTAGACACTCCATTCCTTTGAATAAGTATGTTCCATCTTGTTCGCATCTGACAATCTCATGGCTAGGCGCTTTGCTGGCTAGTAATGGCATAATGTCCTTGACTTTGCCAAACATCAGGTATTCGCCTGCATCCTCGCCTTGTCCATTGCATCGCATAATCACTATTGGCAGTTTGCCGTTAGCGTTAGCAGCTGATTGTTTGATCCAGGCTAAAGGCTGGAAATCAGCCCTAGCCTTGACCTCGATGCTGAGAGTTGGGATGTTAAGAATGTCCTCACCTTGCCTCCCAGCCCCGGCGGTATCGGCATACTCCCACCATTGTTTGAGATAATCGGCTATTACCTTTTGACTCCGATAGCCTCGATGTTTTCGATGATTAGCCATTGATTGAATGACACTTCTTACACGTCCAGGTTGCATTGACTGGTGCATCAGCGTTCTCAATCTTTGCCACATGAGCCAAAATGATTTCCTCGTTGCATAACTGACATCTAAGAGTTAAATGCATCAGATTCATCCATTGACCATTAATGTTTACTTCAACAAAGCCCATTATGCTCTCACCTTCTGTCGTTCCCATTTCCCATTAGATCCAAGGTTGTACCAAACTGTCGAACACTTGGCTTCTCCCGTTCTTGGTGCATAACCGCAAAAGAATCCGCCCCATGCACGTCCAGCCTTTTCGCCCTCTTTCCAAACCATGTCACCATGAACACAACCCTCAGAATTTGTTCCTCCAAGAATGTCCTGAACATTAGCGATTGCCTCAGCTGCTGTAATTGCTGGAGGCTGAGTGACATCACCGTAAATAGGTTCATTACTCCAAGGATCAGCAGCTAGTGCTTCCTCTTTTGTCTTAAAACTTGGTACTTCCTTTGCCTTAGCAATGTCCTTAGCGCTTAGGCGTTCAACCTTGCTCATTTCCTCTCGGCTTGGTCTCTTTCCTTTAGCTGCATAACCGCCGTTTGCAAGTGCTCGACCGATCGCGCTAGTCTCGCAATTTTCCAGCGCTGAAGTTGAATTAACACCGCGATCAGTAACCTTCTCCTCAGCGTATCCGGTGGAAAACGCAACGCTATCTGCAAAAGTTCGATATAGGTATGCTTTAACAATGAATCGATCATTTTGGAAACTCTCCAATTCTGTGCTTATTCTAAAGTCCGGAAAGTCCTTAATAAACTTTTCCAAACGGGTTTCTACTGTCTCGTAATCGGCTAAATTAAACATTCTTTGGCTTCCAATCTAATCCGAAATTATAGGTGTGAGTTAAAATAGATATGGAAAATCGTACAAAACCCCATGTTTGACTATAACCCAAATCAATTCCTAGATTTATTTCGTTTATATGCTTACTTATGTCAAATCTAAACATTCGGTAATTCATCCTGTCCTATTAGGTAATCGGTTTGTTCAGGCAAAGACCATACGGATCCATCTGCCCAAGTTTGTACTTCAATAGCGCAAGCGTTGCAGTAGTGTCTGCGAACGCCATTACTGCGGGGATGATTGCTTACTACGGTGTAACTAGCTGCTTTTTGTCCTAGCAGATTATTGGCTCCAAAGCGAGTCTTGCAGTAATCGCACCAGACTCCAGGAGCAGACTTAATAACTGTCAAGGTCACTCCAATCAGTTGATGCAATTTGTCCAGCGAGCGCAATGTATGCTGCGCCGTCCTTGTAACTGTCTGCGTGGAGGCTTGTCTCTTGTATGCGTGAGATTTTGACAAGTGCCATGCAGATTGCGACTTCGTGAGGCTCGATGTTACGTTCAAGATAGGCTGACCAGAGTTTGGAGATTCGAAGGTGATTGAGAGCTGCCAAGCCGTAATCTTTACCGCGGTCTGCGATGAGGTCTTGTGCTTCGTTAAGGATGTCATTAGCGCGCATTAACACTCACGCGCTGACTGTTCTTGCCAATCGCCAAGCCTTCGCGCTTGCCCTCTGTAAACCCTTTGCCCCAGCCGACGATAAACCATAAAACATTAGCCAACATTAATAAAACAATTACTGGTACTTGTAGATCCATTTGATTTGCTCCCGTTTCTAAAGTAGTTGTATTTAGCACTTTTCGCACCAGATCGATGAGTCATTCTTCCACTCTAGAGCTTGCTTCTTTGTCTTAAAGTCGCAAGTGAAACCATGCTTTTCGCATACTAGAGTCCAAAACTCTTCTTTGATTAGTGTCGTTGTGCTTGTCATGGCTTTAGTGTTGCATAATTGCCCGACGAATCAACTATATTTTGATAACGAAACGATAACGATTTAGCCCCAGCGTTTGCCCTGGTAAATAAATGATCCGTCTTTAGGGTCAATCGGGATAAGTTCAGGCGTAAAGCGCTTACCATGCAAAGTACCTACAACAAAGCCCATCTGCCAGTTCGCATAACCCTTTGTGTAGCCCATACCAGGACTTGAAAGGTCTACGAGGTTTCCTACCTCAACTCCCCATACAATGCGCCCGTAACGCCCTCCAGAGGCTTCTGAGTGGGCACTTAGCCCTAGTCTATGGGTATGACCTGACACAACTGATTTGCCCATACGCATAGCACCATTCAGGGCTGTTTGTCCAGGCTTGTTTGATAGTGGGAAAGCATCTCCGTGGCAAGTGTGCCACCCTGGAGCAAAGTCAAAGCCATTCGGATGGTATTTAATGCCAGCCTTGTCGTATCCCATAAACTTGTCATAACGCAGCTCTGGCAAGTTCATAAATGCCGGTAGTCTGCGAGACAAAGACTTGTAAACACGCGCTCCATGATTGGAGCCAACAACGTCAGTAACGCCAAGATATTCAAGAATCTCTAAAGTCAGTTTGCGATCCTCATCGATGTTGCCTTCTACCTCTTGCCATGGTTGAGCAAAGCCACCAAGCTGCGGTAGATCGATTTCGTCACCAATGCAGATGGTTTGATGAGGCTTGTAAGCCCTTAAAAACTTGCCTAGATTCTTGACTGCTGCTTCATGAAAGAACGGTGCTTGAATGTCTGAAATCCAAGCAATTCGTTTTACTGTCATTAGTCCTCGTCGTCGTCCTCATAGTCACCGAACCGCTCTGGGTCGATAGGGTCTGGCAAGATCCAATGCGGGTAAGCCTGAGGTTCTGTAATCATAAACATTGCTATATCCTCAGCAAAACCTGCTCGCTTCAAGCTGCAAAAATACTCATAAAGTCCAATGCAATAAGCATCAAGTTTTGAGTAGCCTTGCTCCTCTAGCGCCTTAGTTACTTTTCTTGCCATGTGGATAAGTGTCCCTTACTTCTTAAGAAGTTCCATCATCTGTTCCTGGCGTGTCTCTATTCTTGCCAATCGGTCTGCGAGAGATGATCCACCATTCGGTGTAAGAGTCCACAACCAGCCGCGAACCAAATAACGCAAACCGCCAACAACAATAGCAAGCGTCGAGAATATAGCGAGAACGAGTCCCGCCCAATCATTAGCCGTCACCGTAGCCCATAGCCTTCGTCCTTAGGATTTAGCCAGCGCAAAATCGGTGGAATTGTTGCTAACGCACCAGCGTAAGCGATGTTCTTAGGGTCAGTTTCCCCTGCAGCGACAAGTGCAAGAGCAGCTGTTAGGAATGCTCGTCCCCAAGTTGCTAACATCTTTTTCAGGTCTTGTGTCATCTGTTCCTCCTAGTAACGGGATGTTAAAAAACTTCGAATCCGTGTCACCAGTTTTTGTAAAACTGATGTGGATGTGTTTTGTGTGTGGATTGACTCCCGTGTACTTGCGCCAACGCCAGAGGCTTCGAGCGCTTGCAATCTTTTTGTTAAAGATAACATATGCAATGCGTTTATCTGTTCGGGCTGCAATTCGTATCTGGTCGGCAATGTAAGCAGCTGTAGAGGCTTGTTTGTCGAAATCAGCATCGAGATCGATAGCGCGGACATACCCTGAATCAGGGTCAGGGTTATGATCGCTCTTTCGGGTCTGATGCCTTGCATCTCCGATTGTGCCGTCAGAGTCACGCTTTCGGTCAGGATAAGCATCGTCTGCCTGTTCTCTTAATTGAACAACCGACTTAGATAGTTTTGGTTTCATCCAAGTAGGAGGCGAGCCTCATCCTCGGTAATGCCCAACTTTTCCAATAGTGCAGCCTTTTCAGCAGCCTTAGCAGCTTCTACTGCCTCTCGTTCTGCTTGCGCTGTTTGTGCGGATTCCCATTGTGCTAATTCTTCCGCATTCATATCGCGCTCGATAACTTCGCCTGTTTCTACATTATGAATTTTTATAGTTGTCATTATGAAAGTCCCCAAAGAACGTAAGTGCCAGCATCAAAAGTACCAGCAGAAAGAGTAAGTGTTATTGTGCTGATTGCTGTAGATGAATCACCAGAAACAAAAGCACTGTTATTGAACCATTCTAAATCTGATGCATTATTCCAAAATTCTACGATTCTTCCTTTTTTTGTGTTTGTCGTAGCATAATCATAGATATCAATAAAAGCGGAATTATCACTGTAACCGCTACCGATGCTTGTGGTGCCACCGCCTTGCAATCCTATTTCACTATAAGAAAAGTTGCTCCATACTGCACCCGTTGAAGTACCTCTTGTTCCGATTTGAATGTATCCGCTTGTAGTCGAATTAAAGGTCATATAAAAATTAGTATTTGAAGAAGTGCTATAACCTCTCAAAGTGAGTTGGAGATTTTTGTAAGTGTTTGGAATACTTGAAAGCACTAAAGAACTTCCAGATAATGAACCGCTAGCGATTTGTGTCATTCCACCAGCTGAAATTGTTGTCCATGCTGGAACGCCTGACGAAACAGTAAGAACTTGTCCTGCACTACCAATGCCAAGTCGAGTGTTTGTATTAGCAGTTGCAGAGCGATACTCGATATCGCCAAGGGTTGTTGATGGATTTAACGCCTTTGTAGTTGTATCGATTGAGGAGCCAAGAGTACGGATCGCAGCTGCGCCATCTTTTACGAGGCTAGTGTCATCCGGGGTAGTCCACGAATAGTTGGTAGTTGTTGCCATTGTTCTCCTTATATCAGGCTACTATTGTAGCGTTAATCCATTGTAGGGTTGGGCTTAAAGTGTTCCATTTTTCACCGATTGGAACATTGTTCCATCTGAACGCTTGAAGGCTAAAAGCCACCGGTGAAAGAATCAGAGTTAAATCCAAGCGGTTATATCCAGCGCTAAACGTCCAGCCTTCTACGAAGCCTTGAAAGCGTCCATCGACCATGTTTGACGGTAAATCAGTAATATCTAAAGGCTGTCCCATAAACACGTTCAGCAAGTTATCGCGGTCTGAGTTATCGATCTCAGGGCTAGTCAATGGGAAAGTAATCGACTTAAATTGATCTTGTGGGTAAGCACGCAGGGATAGGTAAAAGGCTGCCTGGGTGGCTGCATCCGCATTATTGTGCAAAGTAGTTTCGATAATTTGCCCTTGCTCGCCATAAGTGGCAATAGAGGTTGCATCAGATGCAGTTTCTTGGTGTCCATTGTAAGTCTGGACTGTCACCTTATTGCGTAGGTCTCCGATGCGCTTAGATGTACGGATGCCATTGGCTAGAGCATGATTGCCAGTAACCTCGACATAGCCATTAGCAGCAAGATACTGACTGCGGTGAGTACTGTCCGCATATCCGATTCGTCCAGACGCATCCTCATAAAGGTAACCAAGTCCAGAGGTAGCCAATCCTGAAACAAGTGAATAAACATCTGTGGCACTTGATGATCGAGCTGCTAACTCATAATCGCCTGGACGGTCAATCTCGCCTAATCCTGTGTTCTGAGCATTAGCCCATGTTGTCGTTGGGTTGTAAGCAGCCCAAGTAAGTGCAGGCGGTACGGATGTCCATTGACCAAATAGCAAGGCAGATAGGATCGTGTAAATCTGATCGCCATCCTCATCCTTGCTCAATACGCCATTTGTCAGGATCTTAGGCAGTTTAGCAAGTGCGCCAAGGGCTACTATTTTAATTCTTTCATTAATGCCACCAGTACCGGATGAAGATACTTCGACATCAATATCGGTAACATCTCCGCCAAACAGGTTTACATAAGTACCAGTTGAGTCTTTGACCTTGATTACTACTGCATCATTAACATCGATCAGGATTGGTGTCTGATTAAGATTGATTAATTCAACATTGCAATAACCAGCATAAGGTTGAGAATAGATATCCTCACGCCCTGATGTAATGGTTAAGTTGGCAAGAGTTACGTTAGTGACATCTCCTGCGCCATTGATCGAGACTGCCCAATCTGGTGTCCATGCGGTCATGCAACAAACGCTCCAGCGCCACCTGAACCGCGTGACTGTGACTCGTTGAGAATCTGAACAATCTGACGGGCTACGCCTTCTTTGTCAATGGCTCCGCTGACGTTAATGTTATATACGTTTCCTGAATCGGCAGCTTCTGCCATTCTAAAACTACCTGGATTAAATGATCCTAAACTTGCAGCTGCTACCGATGATGTCGATGCTATTTTTGCAATCGATGATGAGGCATTTGATGAAGTAGATGAAACGCTTGAAGGTATGCTAATACTTGGAGTGCTGATTTTTGATGCACTTGTGCTACTTGTTGAAGTACCCAATGAAATGCTTGGCTTTGTAATAGTTGGGATGTTGGGCAATAGAGGAATAGCGTTGTAAGCCTTGATTAGAAGATTGATGCCATCAATCGCGCCAGATACAAGATTCTGAATAACTCTGATAACTGAGGCAATGACGTCAATAACGCCACCAGCAATAAAACCAACTGTCTTTAATGCAGCACCTAGAGTTACTGTTAAAACAGGCACAATATAATCTACGATGAAAGCACCAAACTCAGCAAAGGTTTCTTTGTTGCGAGTAATTGCATCTGTAATCGGCTTAAATAGGTTTGCAAACTTTTCTAGGTTCGGAGCAACCTTGTCTACAATAAGAGTGACAAGAGATTCAATGATAGGCAGTAATCGAGCGCCAATAGATTCCTTGGCTTCATCAAAGGCAACCTGCAAACGAGCCATACGCCCTGCATAGGTGTCAGCGTTTTCAGCAGCTGCGCCACCAAAGAGATCCGTTAGTTTTTGCTGTACATCGGTGAATGACATGGCTTTGAGTTCGGCAGATGATAAACCAACACCCAACTTGCCTAAAGCGGCTGTATTGCCATCGTATGCCTTACCAAGGGCATTTGCTACGCCTTCGAGGGGCTTGCCTGTCTGCGCTGAAATATCAAGGGCTAGGCTTAGTAATTCCTGAGCCTTGCCTAAATCATTTGTACTTAAAGATAGGCGCGCTAGAGCCGGACGAAGTTGGTCATCGGCAACGCCAGAGGCGCGAGCCATTTTGTCAATGGAGTCCTCAGTAGCAGCAATTTGAGCCTTAGTCGCTCCAGTTGCCTTCTCTAAAGATTGAGCAAGTTTTAACTGAGACTGCTCATCTTCAAGTGCAGCCTTAACGCCTTCAACGCCTATCTTGATTGCATAAGCACCAGCTGCAACAGCAGCAGCAGCAAAAGCTGCACCTGCAACTTTGCCAAACTTTTCTAACTTGCCAGCCGATTCCTCGACATCGCCGTTAGCTGCTTTTAACTTTTTATTAAGATCATCAACGTCAGCAAGGATTGAAAGTTTGAGCGTTCTATTACCAGTCGCCATTAGCCCCACTCCTTCAAAATCCTGCTAAATGCTTCCTCCCATTGACGGACAACTTCTTTTTGATTTTCGCGTAAAGTTGGAAAGATAAACCAACCGCGAGAACCACGACCAAGTTTGCCGGAAAATCTTGGAAACTGCTTAAACTTAGTTGAACCAAACTCCAAACCTTTCCAAAGGCTAAGAGTAGATCCACCACCTGAAAACTTTTGAGATGCAAAACCAAAAGATATTTCACCAATACGAGATGACTTTGCTACGCGTGAACCATTGGCTACTCGATCATCTCCACTGTTACTAGTAATGCTTGCAGCTTGAATAATCTTTCCACGCATATATTCAGCAAGAGCACTAGATTCTTTTTTAGCTGCATCGATAGCAGCTTCATCCATGCCCTTAAAGGATTTAGCAATAGCCCGCAAATCTGTTTTGTCATAAGCGATAACAACATCATCTGCCATCCGATCGCTCCTTCAAAATATCTATCGCGGTTAAAACATCGTCTGCATCATCCCAGTATTGCATTGGTATCCCCGTCTCTATTGCTAGAGATACGAGGATCCTGCCTACGCTTCCGGGCTTGTGGCTTTTGGGCTATCGTCTCCGACTGTTACATCAGCAACGGTTTCAGACCAGATGTCGTAAGACTTAACAGGCTTTCCAGCATTCTCTCGCTTGTAAGCATGATAAGCCAGAAACATAAGATCCCAGATGCCAATCTTGTCATTAGCCTGAGAGATCGTGTTGCCAGTTGCCTTCTCCCACTTCGCCCACTCAGGAGGCTGAGCAACATAAGTTGCGGAGTCGCCTGAGTTGTATGTAATTGTTATTGGTAGTTTCATCTTTGCTCCCGTTTGTTAGATTTTAACTGAATGTGTCTGCTGGTGTTCCAACTACTGTTAGCGCCCAAGTGTCTGTCTGTGCTCCTGGAGCACCGCCACCGACTGTTGGGTAAACAGGCAATACGTTGCAAGCAAAGACTGCGCCTGTAACTGCTGTTAGAGATACTGCAAGAGTTGTGTTTGGGTTTGCATCAGCTGCAAGCCACATCGCTTCGAATAGTGATGATGTTGCACCCCAGTCAGCAAGTAACTCCACGTTAAGAGTCCATTGATCGTCTGTGTGCTTGTAAGCCTTGCCATCTAGTGTCTGATAGACATCGATGGTTGGGCTGTTTACGAGTGTCACGCTAGTTGTCTGAGCATCGTAATTAACTGTTGCGATGGTTAGAACGAGGTCGCGACCCGTAATGACTGTTGTTGGCATTATTGGTTCTCCTTATGCTGTCTGCGTATACCAGGTGGATACGCGTATGTCCGCGACTAGCAAGTTACTAGCGCCTACTTGTGTGACTGTTGGTCGGTCTACTACCTGGAGATCGTATCCAGCCGGTATAACCGCCACAACGCTTGTGATGAGTTGTTCTATGTTATCAAGTGATGCAGGGTTGCTGTTATAGGCAACGCAGCAAGTAATTGTGTAATTCAACTTGCATCGAAAGGTGCTCTTGCCGATTGTCTCAAACTCCATGTAAGGAGAATCCGGAACGACAACAACCGCAGGTGCTGGAATCTGCTCAGGGACGTAACTAAATACGTTTGCTGCAACTCCAGATAAGGCTGTGGCAAGAGGAGTACGAACTGCTGAAAGAATAGTGCTCGGCATTACTGAGCCATTGTTTCAACATCGATGTAAGGTCCAAGTAGACCTACGACACGATTAAACAAGCTGCGACCCATTCTGTATGGCGATGGAGCAAAGTCCACGCCTTCAATCTGTCCGCCTGGAGCAGTACGAGATTGGAATACTTCAACTGAAACTACGATGATTGCGGATTCGACCGCTGCAACTCCAACATACGTTGAAGCGCCTGTAAGTGTTGCGGATCCGCTAGGAATGACATTTCGTTCGAGAACATCGGCATTAGTGATGTCTGCTGTAAATGTGTACGCATCGACATCAGCATTGACTGTTCGAGTGCCGTTAAAGGGAGATCCGCATCCTGCGATGACAACTGATTGTCCTTCGGTGAACTCATGGATTCCTACTGTCTCAAAGGTTGCGACATTATCAGTCAGCGAAACCTTGGCGATTGGTGATGCAAAAGTTGTTAGTAAAGGCAGGATAACTGCCTCAGATGTGTCGATGATGTCATCAAGGTAAGCATCGTTATAAAGAGCAGACGAAACACCAAGCACCGTTCTCAACTGTGCAGCTGTGATAATACTTGGCATTTCGTCCTCTCTAAACGACTGGCGGGGAGATCGGGAGCAACCCCCCCGCCATGATTAAT